TGATCAATGCTTGTCTCCCTTGTGTTCGTGTCCCATCCAAATGCCGAACACGCCTGTCATGACCCCCATTACAACACTGACAAAAGCTGACTGAGCTGCGGTTGGCGAATACAGTTCCATAAACCACTCAGCGCAACGCCAGCTCATTGCTGTGCTAACCAACATCATGAAGCGCGGCAGTACCTTCCACTTGAGAAACTGCTCGACGGTAATCATAGCTGTGTTCCCTTCAGCTTCTTGCACTTGAACCGTTTAGGCATCACAGTACCTCTTTCGATCTCCATGATAGCGTTACCCATTTCGTAGGCTCTTTGCTGACATATCTCGTAGGTCTGGTACGGGCCTCTGGTGTCGCTATACTCCCAGCAGTCAGTCGGTGACGCGATGGAACACGCCAATACTAATGTCTTAAACATTGTTGGCCTCTAATAAGATTGCGATGATTATGAAAAGTACAAATGCACCTATGGAAAGACAGAGCAACCAGTAGATAATCGACATGATTGTGTCTTGTCGTTGAATAGCTCTCAGTCTTGCTTGTTTGGCTGCTTCGACCCTAGCTCTCCTAGCTTCTGCACAGAACTTAACGTAAGCCTCGTACATTCCAGCTCTGCCGTAGAGCTGCATGTCGCTTCGTAACTTGTTCTCTAATTCTCTGACCTTTTCTTGAGCCATGAACTCTTGCAGGTCAGACTTGCTGCCATCTAGGTTTGATCCTCTTGATCGACAAGCCTTGTCCACTGCATCTTTAGCGTTTGTGAAATCAGCAACGGCCTTACCAGCTTTGGTTATCTCCGCGCCATTCTTAACCACATTTGAAATGATTGCGTAGGCGGCATTAGCCGCTGCCAGACTTTCTAAAATCATGCACAGGAACTCCCAAGGGTAAGCTCTCCTTGGGGTAATTAGCGATTTGTTCTATGGTTCTTGCACAGCCCACACAGTAGCGTCCTGTGGGGTCTAACTTACAGACACCGATACAAGGCGATCTCATATCTTCATAAGTAGTGAAGCAGCGAGGCCGACAATAATAACTGTCGATCCCATTATCATGGCTTCGAGCCTCCACAGTCTTTTATCAAGACTTTCGAGCTTTTCGCCTACGGCCTTATACCGTATCGCACACTCTTTCTCATGGCTCTCCAATTCGAGCGCAACGCGAAGCTCTGGTGTAACTGATTGCTCTAGCTTCATCATGCACTCTCCAATGCGGTGATACGGGCTTCTAATTCAAGAATAGTCTTACAAAGAAGTGGAACAAGTTTAGACTGATCAATCCCTTGCCAATCTGGTACTGACCTCGTACCCATCACAGCTTCTTTTGTTACATTACCACCATCATCTACCTCTGCTGGACTAACCTCGTATTCTTCATCACGCATAGCGTCTTTAGTACCAGTAATAGCCTCTGGTACGATTGACTGAACTTCGTGAGCTAGAAAGCCATCGACTGTAGTGTCGGGGTCAGCGATAAAGTTAAACCTAGCTGGCTTTAATTGTTTTAGGCGTGTGGTTGCATCCCAAGTGTAATCAACATTTTCTTTTAGGCGGTAGTCTGAAGAGGTGTTAAAGGCTGTGGATGAGCTTGTTACTGATACACTACCAACAACAGAGTTGTCTTTAAGATACCTTACAACTTGCCCATCACTCGTTTGTCTGGAGAAATCAGCTACAGAGGCTCCAGCCCTGTTAAATATAGAGTCACTACCGGCCTTGAGAACAACGCTGTTGTTCGTGTAGGGACTGCCACCTGCCATAAGGTTAGTTCCACCAATAAGCACATCGCCCGAGGAATTTACACGGAATCGTTCGTTACCGCCGCCAGTGCTAACTACAAGGCTATTTTGCGCCCTAATAGCGAGGTCAGTAAGAGATGGCGAACCGCCAGTATTCACCAGAGCATTAGCACAACCTAAGTAACCAATATTTGCACCATTAGCCCCTAAATCATATTGAACATAACCGCCAGTTGCATATGTGCTTTTAATTAGAACAGGTGAATTTGCGCTTGTCTCCACTTGTAAGTTTGCGCTTGGGCTTGTAGTTCCCAAACCTAATCGACCAGTTAAATCGAGACGCATTGCTTCTGAGTTGTTAGAGTAGAAGGTAGGAAAATAAGTGCCGGAAGAGTTTATTGCACCCATACGAACTTCGCCAGTAGTCGGAACTACAAGTAAACCGCCCTTTGCTTCACCAGAGTATTCTGCTACAAAACCGTCAGTGTCATTTAGACCAATGCTTGCTGACACTTTCTTCGTTGGCGAGGCAGTGCCAATGCCTAATCGACCAGATGAATCGAGTTGCATACGCTCGGTATTTCCAGTGTAAAACTGCATGATGTTTGCGCCGTTAGCACCTAAAGCAATACCAGTGTCAGTGTCGTTTACCCCAAACAGGTAAGTGCCTAGCAATTGACCAGTGGCTCGAAAGTTACCAAGCACTTTGGCACCATCGCTTTGCGTTTGTATCTTTGTTCCACCAGCATGTAGCAGGTTTACCTCACCAGCACTTGTCATCTGGATTGCTGAAGAGTTAATACCAGCAGCGATGATGTCTACACTTCCAGCCTTGATGTAGAGTTCGCCTGACGTACCTGTCTGAATGAAGTTTTGACCACCACCAGAAGTCGAATGGTAAATCCGTATATCGTCGCTATTACCAATACGCAGCTCATCCCCATCAGCCATCTGGATGTCGTGTCCATTCGACTGTAAGTTGGCTCCCAATTGGGGTGAAGTGTCCTCAACTACATTTGATATGCCGCCACTAGACGGTAGGTTAGTTAGGTTTGCACCTGATATTGCTGGCAACGCTGCTGGAAACCTCGCGTCAGGAATAGTGCCACTACCTAAGTTGGAAGCGTTCAATGCAGTAAGATTTACGCCACTGGATGCTGGCAAGGTTGCAGGGAAGCGTCCGTCGGGCAGTGTGCCTGTGGACAATGCAGAGGCATCGTTGGATGCTGGCACGTTGTCCAGTGCTGAAGAGACAACATCGCCGTTAGCGTCTAAAAGAGACGCAAGGTTGTTAGCTTTAGTCATATCATGCGTTCTCCGAGGTAATGGTTATCTTCATTCTGGTTTAGTAGGCCAAGTCACATCACCAAGGCTGGTCGCGGTCTTGGTAATGTCCCTGAGTGCCTGACGGTATGCTTTACGCTCATCGCTCATTGTGATGTCGCTGGAAGCCCACCAATCAGTCACTGCGATCAGACGATCACGTTCTTCGCGTAACAGCTTCATAGGCTCTGCTGCCTTTAGTTCGTCAGCCTTTGCCTTTACTGCTGCCCAAGTTGTACCCCAATCATCAGGGTTGGAGCTTTCAATAGCCGAGCCATTAGCATCTGCGCCCGTAACCTTACGGAACATTTCTTTGAACTCACCTTCTGTTGTTGGCTCACCTCGAAGCACCCATTCGTTGATGCCAAGTTCTGTGAGTGCTTCTGCTATACTCATTTTATACTCCTACTGTGCTATTTCTGTTGCGCTGATATATGAAGTACCGCGCTCATATTGATTGTTATCAGAGTCATCTACAGTGCTGTTTAAATGCCAGTTCGCGGCACCTACTACATTCAATCCAACTTTGTAAGTAATCTGTGAAGTACTACTTGGTGAATCAAAGTAATCATATCTACACACCTCTGGTGTACTGCCATCATCTGCAATACCATATGTAGCCGTAGCCATACTTATACCAACTCTTCTACTACCCGCCGCTGGTGCAGCTAGTTTTGTAGTGTCTCTATAAAAGAAAAACATATGATCCCACTGATTAGCAGATGACACGCTATGTTCACCAAATACATGCGCTTGTAGCAATATCACGCTATTCGTTGCAGTAGGTGTAATGTTGACTGTCAAGTCGGTGAGAACAGTATCCGTGTTTGCACTTAGTGCTACTGTATTTGTGCCAGTGAATTGGGTATATTTAACTTGAATAATGCCGCCAGCCATTACTGGTATAGTTACAGACCCTGCCGCATTTTGGATGGAGTCTACTTTCAAGATACTTGTCATTGAGCAATCTCCATGATTGTTAGACGACCACCCGAACCCCATGAAGTCGGATTAAAGTAATGACCGACTGTGCTTTGGACTGCCGAGCCTTTGATTTCATAGGTTGCTGACGCAGTTGAATTAGGAGCATAGACTGTATCTTTGTAGACGTAGTGCATAGATCGGTCATTAGTTGCATTGTTGTTTTGTGCTTGACCATAAGTACCACCCCCAGATATGGCAGTACCATCTTTGAATACCTTTATCTCAGCCCCACGCCATGCCCCTGCGTCTTGTGTTAGCATGATGTGACTACTGTAAAGTATGTACAAAGAGCTGGTACTGAACTTCGGGGCAAAGGTCATAGACAAACCAGTAAGGCTTGTATAAGTGCTACTACTGACTATAACCGTTGTAGCTGCTGACACTGTTTTAAATTGAACAACGTGTCCCGCGATATGAACACCGTTTGAGCTGGTCTTCTCAGTGATTGCGTCAACGTATAACGTACTCATTGGGCAATCTCCATGACTGTAAAGTTAGAACTTGCTCTAGCGTAATTACCAGAAGACCGTCTATTAATATAACCAGTATCGTTGTTTCCAGTCATTGCCCATTGCAGCTTATACACAATTTGAGATGCTGTTGACGGTGTGTCATAAAAATGATTGGCTCCTCCAACGTAAATGTATGCAGAATTAGGCCAAACTTGAAGAAAATTATCATAGCTATCAGCGCCTGTGGAGCTACCGATTAGAGTTGAGCCTCTTAACAATCTAAACATAACTCCATCACCTGTCCCAGAGCTTACTATTCCTAAATTAACTATAATTAAAAACTTACTCGTACTTTTTTTAGGAGTGAGAGTGGCAGTTAACCCAGTGTCAGCAAAAGTAGTACCGGATGTAGTAACTACAGTATTAAGAGAATTGCCATCTACTTGAATTACATGACCCTTGATATGCACACCGCTACCGCTGGTAGCTTCATCAATCTGATCTACGTTTAGAATACTAGCCATTTACACCACCGTTAAATTGCCGCTGACCGTCAGCGTAGTGCTACTGTTAATCGTGAGAGGCCCAACAGCCAAGGCGTTGTCTGTCGAAGCGATAGTTACGTTCTGAGTTAGGGTTTTTGACGTAACGCGGAATATGTCACCCTTGCCATTTGTTGTATCTCCACCAGCACCGTTGTTACCATCGAAGTACCCTGCCCCAGCTTGAATGCCTGTCAGGTTTGCACCTGAGATAGCTGGTAAAGTGCTTGGAAATCGTGCATCAGGAATAGTACCGCTGGCTAGATTAGAGGCGTTTAATGCAGTGAGGTTTACACCACTGGCTGTTGGTAGCGTGGCTGGAAACCTCGCATCTGGGATTGTCCCACTACCGAGGTTAGAAGCATTAAGTGCAGTAAGGTTTACACCAGAGGTTGCTGGTAGCGTGGCTGGGAAGCGTCCGTCTGGTAGTGTACCACTAGAAAGGTCACTCGCATTTGTTGTCCCTGAGACTGTGGAAGCGATGGTTCCGTTGCCAGCAATTGTAATTCCTGTGCCAGCCGTTAAAGCTGCGACTACGTTTGTCGTATCTGTCACATCTGCTGCTGCTTCAATTGCATCAAGTTTTGTACCATCTGTCGCTACATCTCGACCATCCACAGTTCCTGTGACCGTTATGTTGCCTGTTACATCAATGCCAGCAGAAAAGTCCACATTGCCGCTAAATGCACCGCCATTCGTTTTGCTAACCATGTCGGAAGTCGTGAATGACTTGAAAGCCACGATATTGATTTCATCGTTTACTGCTGCTGCTACAGCTAGAACAACGCTTGTTCCATTGGTGGCTGTGTAATCTGCACCGTCTTCGAGAACGACACCATTTCTAGTTACAATAAGGTTATCGACTGTGTAGCTGAGTGTGGTTGAGTTATCGTCTGAACCAGAGAATGTAGTCTGTCCAGCCGTTGCAGTGTAATTATAGTTGGTAAGCGAAGCACCACCAGCAGAACTTGCTGCAATCCAGCTAGAACCGTCGTACACTCGCATCTCGTTTGCAGTGCTGATAAACACAAGCGCACCAGCCACCAAAGCATTACCGTCGTTGTCTACGCTTGGATTTGAGCTTTTGCTGCCCAAATACCGATCATCAAAAAGATCATAACTGTTTGCTGCTGCTGCTGCCGACTGTGCTGCTGAGATTTGGGATGCCGAAGCTGCTGAAGCTGAAGAACCTGCCGCGCTACGGTCTAGTCCAGTTTGCACCCTGTCAGCCGCTGTCTGAACCGCATCCGCTGCGGCAGCGGTGGCTGAAGTAGCTGCTGCATTGGCATGGTATTTAGCTGAGTAGTCTGTTCCGTCTACCGTAGACCCCAGAAGAATAGCCCATTCCTTCGATGCACCAGCCGAGCCTGTTACACCCAGACCACCTATTGCGTAGGCTTTACTGCTGTAATCTGTACTATCAACAATACCGTTTATCTTTACTGCCCAATCGTAAGCACTATCGGCGTATCCAGATGCAGTAGTCGAATGAGCCAAGGCAGTCGTTACATGACCAAACGCAGACGTAACGTGACCAGCCGAGGTAACTACGTTAGCGTTTGTGGTCACTACGTCGGCGGCTGTACTAACGGCATCTGCTGCTGCCGCCGCTGCGCTTGCTGCTGCTGCCTGTTCTGAAGCGAGAACCGAGGCTGCACTTGCCGCCGCGTTATTGGCTGACGTTAGGGCTGAGTTTTGTATTTGCGTTGTCGTGCCGTTGTTCTTAAAGAAGCTAGAATCAGCCATGTAACCCTCGCTAATTGGTGTTGTAAGATGATTGGTAGTCGGTAAAGGTGTACGTTGGCTGAATAGCTTGGATACCACCATTCATCTCTTGATCATTTGCTTGTTCTTGTATCTCAGAGAGGAACTGGTTGTACTTAGTCTCAAACAGAGGTGCTCTTTCGTCTAAGTAGTAATCAGAGGCGTATGTCAGTGCAGAATATATGATTAAGTCAGGAGCTACGGCTGCTAGAGAGTTCTCATCGCTGTTAGCTGTCATTGCTGGAAACTCAGCATAATAATATAGCACTAGGTTTCCAGAAGTAGGCTGTGGATGCACAAGGAGCTGATGTTGTTGTCTAACGAATGTTGTGGGATTACCAGCGATAGGGCTGGTTGCTACGGCCCTGTGCTTTGACATTGGGATACGTTGCAGCTCTTGGTCGTCATAATAAAGAGATATGATTTCCAAGAAGTCGTTAGGAAGATTAAATGCAGGTGTCTGACCACTTACAGTGTAAGTGCTTACGTTTTCATTTAGAGGGGTACGGAGCTGCCTCTGAATACGGGAGATACCTTGGTCAATAAATGTAGTCGTGAGTGTGGCTGTAATATCACCTCGGTTAAGCAAGCTATCGAAATGACTCTTAATGTCACCGTAGTTCATTTCTTTCTCCCACCCTTTTTCTTATACATTAGATGCTCTTTTCTGTTGCCATGAAGCCCTCAAGGTTTTCTGCCTTGAGCTTCTTGATGATTTCTCGGAAAGGTATTGAACCGTCCATAATGTCAAAGCCCTCTTTCTTCCACTTCTCGACAAAGATGGCAGGGATCGAAGCCACATGCTGATATTCACCTTCAAGCTGCTTCGTACTCTGGTTTCGTTTGTCTTTAAGATCGTCAAGAAAGGCTTGGCTAATCTGTTGGCTGTCTGTTCTAACGAGGTTGCCAGCCTCTTCACTGAAGTCGTTTTGGACTCCAACTAAATTAATGTCATTCTTCTTGCTCATAAGAACTCCTTGTTAGGCGTAAAGGTGTAGGGGGCAAACGGTAAGGAGAGCAGAATCCGTTTGGTGCTCCCCCTACTCCTATTGGTTACTAGCTAAGACCGTTTAGCTGACCAGAACCTTTAGGGTTCTTGTGCATTAGGCCGAGTTCTCCAACAACCATGTGGGTGTCAGAGTCACCTGTCTTCGCTAACAGTGTCCGTGCAAATGGACGCAATGAGGCAGTACGCCACATTGATGGGTCCAGCATGAACGCATGTGTAGTCATTTGATGCCTATTAAGCACCACTTTGTACTCACCAAACGGGCTGACGTACAAATTGACTACATTAGTGAGGGTCTTGTTACCATCATTGAACTCACGGCTTCTACCAGAAGCACCTGTGAAACCAGCGATGATAAGAGAGTCCGCAGGTTTGACCATCATTACGCTTGGCTCACCACCTGCACCGTAAACAGCCTCCATAACATCAAGCAGCTTTGCTTCTGTCATTGGGTCTGTTGCGTTAGAGCCAGCATCGACTGTCACAGAAGAATCAATCAACTGATCAGCAGATGCCATCTCACGGGCTGTGGTAGCATTACCAGCTACAGTAGCATTAGAAGCACCAACAAAGGCGTATTCTACGTCTTTCTTGATCTCTTTTAGTGCTTTAGATAGCTGATATGCGGTCTCTTTTGCTCTACCGTAGGCTTTAACAGCATCAGCGGTAGCAGATACTTGAAAAGTCTTCTGTAGTATCTGAGTGTTGCCAGTGATCATTACTGTTGGGATGGCTGTACCTGCTGATGCAGTGAAACCTTCCAACTGTGCGTTTGAGGCGGCAGAAGCAAGCGTATCAGTCATATACTGGTACTGTCTCGCGTGTACTTTCTCTGTTTTGATCATACTGAACATTGGTGTATCAGTGGGTGTAATGTCACTGATGATGTTAGATACGTCCTCTTGGAGTCCGATCTGTTCGTAGGTCTTGTAAATTGCCATTTGTGGGGTTTTCCCTTCTTATTAGGCATTATTATTTACGCTTCCCACCTTCCTAAGATTGCTGCTGCAATATCATCCAAGTCCCTACCACCGTTTGCGACCATCTTCTGTCTAGCTTTCTCAGCTTTCGCCTTGGAGCTAGTCTTTGGGTCTGGTGTACGTTTACTCCGTAACACCTTCTTGGTGGCTGCACTTTTCTTCTTAACCAAAGCTACCTTCTTGCCCTCGTCATATAGACGAGCTTTGTTAAGCAGTATGATCACATTAGGATCAACATACTGGTCAACATCGTCTGCTGGTAATCCTTGGCTAACTGCATAGCTTCTTATGTCATCATAGAGCTTGTTATCCCATTCGGGTAACTTCTCTTTCAGCGTAGATACACACTCTTGAGCTGCTTGCTTCTGTGTGGTCTGCTGCTGTTCTTTGATGTCTTTATAAAAAGCGTCTGCTTCCTCAGTCAGAAACTTCAAGTCGTTGTGTGCGTCTTGGGCTTCTTTTCTGAGCTGTGCGAAGTCTTCGGTCTCCATAGTTTTGCTGGCAACGAGCATATCCACTTCACCATACGGCTTGTAGCGTTCTTTAGCTTTGTCCAGCATCTTTTGGAGAATGAGATGGTTCTTTTCGATAGCTGCTTCAGCGTCCTTACGTTGGGAAGCAACGAGCTGAGACTTTTGAGTAAGACTAGCCTCTTGTCCTGCAAGCCGTTTAAGATTAGCCAAAGATACCTTCTGGGTCTCACCTGAAACGACAACCTCGATTTCAGTGTCATCGGACAGGGCAGTTTCTTCAACTGCATCATCATCGTCTGACTCATCTTCTTCAGTATTGTCATCATCGGTTTCTTCCTCATCAGGGTCTTCTTCTTCCTCATCTGGTTCGTCAGTTTCAGTAGTCTCTTCTGACTCAGTATCATCCGTAGTCTCTTCTGGATCATCCTGAGTTGCCTCTGCTTCGTCTTCCGATGGCTGGTTTTCAGCGTCTTCCCACTTGGCAAGTATGGCTTCTTCTGGATCGAGGACTGTACCGCCCTCTGTGAAAGATTGTGTGTTTTGCACGTTTGACATGGTGCTTATTCAACCTCTTCGCTGTTGTTGCGTTCTGCATTCTTAGTAATGATTTCATCCTTAACCGATACTTGCTGTCGCAAGGTCGAGACAATATCTACCAAGGCTCTGTAATGGCTGTAAGCACGTTCCCTTACTTCTGTATCTTCTGGTTTAGAGTTTACAAAAGTCTGGAAAGTGCCTTGCACCATTTGATCGATAGTGTTCGAGAAAGCGTCAGTGTTTAACAACACATCTGCCGCCTCTCCCTTACTTATCATTAGCTCTTCTTCGTTCACTTAACTCTCCTTATCCCGTCGGGGATGCTATGCCCCTCAAGTCTTCGGCAGTCCGAAGTATCTCTAGCTCATTACTGTCAATGAACTGCTTGAACTTAAACTGCTGTTCTTTGAGGTCTTGGTTGTCGCTCTGTAGAGCGTGTTGAGCTTCAGCTTTCATTTGCTCAAGCTGCATCTTCATCTGAGATACCTGTGCATCTACCTGTGCCTTTGCTTCGGCAACAGCGGTCTGACGCTCTTGTAGCTCAATCTGTTTCTGTGCCATCTGCATCTGCATTTCAGCAGCAGGGTCAGGCTGTGGTGGCGGTAACTGATCTGGTGAGGTCAGATAATCACTGACATTCAAGATACCAGCCTTTTCCATTACGTCCTTAACCAGAGCGTAAGCGTTCTGCTGCTGGTACATAGGCTGTAGGATCGGGTCTTGTGAGAACATCTGGTGCATAGCTAGATGCTTCTGGCTCTCTGCTTCTTGCTCACCGTATCCTAGGTGAAGCTGAACCATAACATCACGTTTACTATCCCACACAGATGGGTTGACCTGCACATACTCACCAGACAAGTCCACGATCTTCTGCTGGTCTTCGTTTTCGACCACAAGCGTATAAATAAGATGGAACAAAGGCTTCACGAACTGGTTGGCGAAGTTACGAGCTATAATCTTCTGCCGCTGCTGCGACATGGTGGCAAGTTGCTCAACCATTGCGGCACTATTTTGGTGGCTTATAGCATCCTTGTTTAACCCTTGGCTGAGTCTACTAACACCTGAGTTGTCTTCCTTGTCCTCATCGAGAAGCTGCAAGGTTTGAAACACAAACGGGTTAAGGCTTGCTTGCGGCATAGGTGATATAGCATCAGGCCGTGAGATATTTACGATGCCGCCTACACGGTTGTCGATAAGCTCTCTTGGATTAGTTAAGCCACCTTTGACAACCATATATCTTGGGTTGTTAGTGATCATTGAGTGATCGAGGATTGACCGTGTAAGAATAGTCCTAGCGTTCTGTGTAGCTATTAGCTTCTCAGCAAAGTTACTGCCATAGAAAGCATGAGGAACTGGTAAAGGCGTAAAGCATACGAAAGGTATGCGTGGTGCTTCCTCAATCTCTAGGATTACTGCACCAGCTTTAAGTATGCGGTGCAGCTTGGCTATCCCTGTTCCTTCGATGTCTAGGTTTATGTATGCCTCGTAAACCATGATGGTACGGACTTGATCTTGGTAGCCTTTGCTTGTGCTTTGGCCTCTGTCAGCTCCTATTTCCTCAAACCTAGCTAGTATCTCTGCATCAGTCTCTAGCTCTACATCTTCGTGTGAGCTGCCTATGCGATCTAGCTTTTCTTCGCTGAAGCCCATCTCTCGAAGCTCTGAGAGCGTCTTGCGTGTCCTATGAGCCATGAAGTTGGCTTTCTCTAGGCTCACAGCTTGGCTCTCGATAAGGAACTCTTCTGGTGGGATAGCTTCTACAACGACTTGGCTTGTGTCCTTTGGTGTAGACACTACGCCGTTAAGGAGACCGTTTTCGTCCTCTGTACTATCGACAAGCTCGACATCATCTTCAGCTAGAACCATGTCCAGCTCACTTTGCGTCAGACCCTCGAACTCTTGTAGGTCTTCCTCTTGGCTCTCTTGCCAGAACACTTTGGCTACACCAGCTCTTGCAACGAGGCCATCATGAATAACTGACCGAAACAGACCAAAACCATCATTTTGTCGGAAAAGGCAGAAGTCAGTGTAAGCAGAACACACGGCTGCAAGCTGTACGTCTTCTGGCCCCTGTGGGGCAAACTTCACGATCTTGTTGCCGCTAGAGAATGTTTCTAGCAGTGCAGCTTTCATGGACTCCACAGTGTCGTAGACATCCTGAGAGACATACTTAGAGTTACCATCATGAGCTGGCTTTGG